TGCTATTGAAGGTTTTTCCCAGTGATCAGGCCCTATGACAAAGTCTTTAGTCCACTGAGGAGGAAGGAGGGGAGAGGGATAGCCGGTCCAAGTATTGGTCCACCACGTACCTGTCGACATCCAGGCCCGCGCCAGGGTCCGCTAGCCATGTTAATAGGGCGCCACTAATAAAAGGCCCATCATGACAAGCTTAGTCCCACCACTATACTTCGTGGTGGGTCCTGACTTGGGGAGGTGTGTAGTCGAGGGTTGCGTTTGGTCCGTTACAATGCTATCAAAGAGGGATGGTAGGAAAAGGAAACAACTCGTTGTGGTTTGTGGTAGTGTGGTGATGCGGCAGCGTACATCTCCTCTAATAGTCGCTGCCTTCCGGGCTCCACACCAAACGCCCGGAAAAATGACACCCGCGTGCTGTCGGAAACGGGGCTCAACCCCGCTTGCATCCCGCGGCCAAGATACATCATGCCAGTGACCTCACCGTCAAACTTGGCACGACGCTCCCCTGCTCCGCGTTTCAGGTATTGGTAGAATTCTTGGTAAACAGGCACCCCAGTACAGAGTGCTTCCCCACAGTCACCAATGGCAGCCCTGAAATAATTCCAGGACGTCTCATTGGTGATCGATTTTGTGCTCACAAGATCCTTAGCCAAAGTGCTCTCGAGGTTTCTCACCATGCGCCACTTCCCGTCCACGCAGACGGGGTGTGCTTGGCAAAACTCCACTTCCTCGAGGGTGTCTACCGGCTGTTCCATCTCCATTTTGAAGCCCAACAGGCCACAAAATGCGGGAAATGCCTCAGCCACACCAACCGTGTGTTTCCGCTCCACAACGATGACGCAATCGTCACCATTGTTTGCTAGGCGCCACTTGATCCTCTTCCCGTCCACTAAATGTGTTTGGAAGAACGACCACACGACACAACACATGATCAACACGTTCCCTGAGCTAGTGTTCATGTCACCGCTCATTCTACTACCACGCACCCTGTAGTGGACGACGCCATCGGGGGTTCTCGCATATCCCCGATTCTCGATTTGCCACGACAGCCACAAAGCTAACTCGGGATCGTTGTTGTACAGGTGTAGGTACAAAGAGTGTTCCCACTCAAGCATGGCTGGTGAGACCGATTGGTCGAACCTGCTAGCATCTGCTCCCACACCAACTGGGTCGTCAAACTCAGACCACAATTTGTACATCTCCTCTCCCGCGTCATTGGCATTCCTGCCCTTCATGACTGTCGCGCCACCACACAACTTGTCAAGAGCTCGGTATAGGTCATGCTCAAGGGGCTTTAAGTACCGGCCTACTGCTACATTATAGACCGGCGAGCGGGGCTGTATCATGCGGGGGGCCGGGTCCACCTTGGCAGTGAAGTTAATCTTCTCTGCTTTGACGAACGCACTCAAATAAGCGTCGGCCCTCCGCACCCCGTCACGATTCATCCGCTCCGCCGCCTGCTGGTATATCGTGTGGCGCTTGCCCTTATAGCTGTCAACAAATTGTTGAGCGCTAATAGGGGAACGCTTACGCAACATACGCTTCAGGCGGCGGAGGGCTGGACCCATGACCCTTCTGACATCACCTTTTTCAGGCCGGGGCACCGCAATGCCCTTCCTGAAAAACACCCGCTCGAGGATGCCACGCGTGACATTCTCTAAGCAGTTATCATGTATACCGAACTCAACTTCAGTTCCCATACCATTTGCAAGGTTAACGACCCTGCGCGTTTTGGGCTGCCCATGGTGGATGGTGACCTTCATTAGGCTACCTGGGTTCCCAGCTCTCTTAACCATGCTGGGGTCCAGTGCGCTACGAGTGCGCACACCATCCTTAACCACAGGGCAACCCTACATACGAGGCAACCCCGCAGGTGCACTGCCAAACATCAAATTGGCAACATACACCAGCGGAGCCGCAATGCTGCCATTTCTAGCAGCACGCGCCCAGGACCGACCAACATCGGTACTGTACACCTCGAAG